GATAGTTTTGATGACTAATGGGGGAGCTACGCAAGCAACCCTAATTGCAACAAGCGTTTCTGCTAATGCTGTTAATCAGATGGCCTTTGCGTACCGCGACAACGATGTAGCCTTGTCCTCGAACGGTGGAGCGGCGCTAACAGACACCTTGGCGACAGTGCCTACCGTCAATCAGTTAGGGGTTGGCGGGTTCACTCCCACGGCGGCCTACCTCAACGGCCACATCCGCCAAATTGCGTACTACAACACGCGGCTTACAAACGCCACGTTGCAGGCACTCACAGCATGACCGACTTATATCTTAAAACGCTGACCGAAGGAGACATGGACGCCGCTCTCATTGAGGCTGGCGTCATTGACGACGAGGGCAATCCAGTAAACGATTTCTTGGTTGACCAGATCGGCCCATTCACGAAAATCATTGGCTATGACGCAGAGGGCGGGCCTATTGAGGAATACTATCCCGATTGGCACACCAACCTTCGTGGCAGCTTCGACGAAGAGCAGTTGGCTTTGTTGACGCCATTGACCGTTGAACCAACAATACCGTATAGAGTATGGGCATGATGAACAACGCGTTTGATCTCCGGCAGTTTAAGGCCAAGAACCACATCGACGACGCGTTGGGCGTGAACAAGCGCGGGCCACAGCCCATGCAGCCTTTACGGCCTATGCCGCAGATGCAGCAGCCAATGCCACAGATGCAGCAGGGCCAGATGCCAGCGCCCACGATGCAGCAGCCCATGCAGCAGCCCATGCAGCAACAGCCTATGCCACAAGATCCTGCGCAGCAGAGCCAGTTCAGCGTCACACCACAGACCCAACCACAGGCCGAGCCACAACAGTTCCGCAGGGGCGGCCTCGCCATGGCCGAGGGCGGCGGCGCGTGGACCCGCAAGGAAGGCAAGAACCCAGAGGGCGGTCTCAACGCCAAGGGCCGCGCATCGCTGCGCGCTCAGGGCAAGGACATCAAGCCACCCGTCAGCGCCAAGCAGGCGAAGAAATCACCCAAAGCCGCAGCACGTCGCAAGAGCTTTTGCGCTCGTATGAGCGGCATGCCGGGGCCGATGAAGGACGACAAGGGTCGCCCGACACGCAAGGCACTTTCACTACGCAAATGGGACTGCTGATATGAGCGACTTTGCGGTAAAACCTGTCTGGGACAAGAAACGTCCGAAAGACCTCGGCAAGCCAAAAGACTTGTCGGCTAAGAAGAAGAAATCTGCTAAGGCGCGTGCCAAGGCAGCAGGACGGCCCTATCCAAATTTAATTGATAACATGGCTGCGGCCCGTAAGAAAGGTAAGTGACATGGACGGTTTTAAGAACACTACGAAAATGAAATACATGAGTGGCGGCCCTGTGCGGATGGCTATGGGCGGCGTGGCTAAGTCTGTAGCACCAAAGAGTATGGCTAAGTCTGCGGCATCCGCTAAACAGCTACCTACACCAGAAATCGCGTCGAAACGTCAAGTACAGCCTTTGCCACCAAAGGACGCTAAGACCATGGGCGGTGCTCTAAGGGACGCTAAGACCATGGGCGGTGCTCTAAGGGACGCTAAGACCATGGGTTCTGTAGGCCTCGCTGCTAAAACTATGGGCGGTGCTCCGAGGGACGCTAAGACCATGGGCGGCGCGCCAAAGAGCGCTAAGACTATGGGCGGCGAGCCAAGGCGCTCTGATGAGGGCATTTCGGCTAAACGACGGTTAGCTGGTACGGCTGGTGATTATGCAGCGCCTCCAGAGGACGTTAGGACCATTGGCGGCGCACCAAAGAACGCTAAGACTATGGGCGGCGCGCCAAAGACCCCCAAGGCTCCAGAATATATGGATCGCTACGCAAAGACCATTGGCCGCGCACCAGAGGATGTTAGGACGATTGGCGGAGCGCCAAAACTCGCTAAGACCATGGGCGGCGAGCCAAAGGCACCAAAGGGCGGTATGACTATGGGTTCTGTAAGCCCCGGCGCTAAGACCATTGGTGGCGCGCCAAAGGGCGCTAAGACCATGGGTTCTGTAAGCCCCGGCGCTAAGACCATGGGCAACGCGCCAAAGGCCGCTAAGACCATGGGTTCTGTAAGCCCCGGCGCTAAGACCATAAGCTCGGCAGTCAAGGCCATGAAGGGCGTACCAGTCGCCAGCAAAAAGCCGATGATCGGACAGTTCAAAACTGGCGGCTACGTCTCGAAGTCCACGTTTAAGTGGTAACATAATGCGAGGGCGTGGTGGCGTCTGAAGGCGTCATCACGCACGCCGTGAACAAAGTTCGCGGCAAGCAAGAAAGGTAAATATTATGAGCACACCAGCACCAAGAAGTGCCTTTAAGACAGACGCGGAATATAACGCGGCTATGGCTAAGTTAGGTGAATTTAACGCGCGAAATTATGGCAAAAATAAGCAAGTGCCAACCTCAACTCCAACAACAGCAAAGCCAGCGTCGGGATCAAATTTGAGCGTCGCCAAACGCGCAGAGCTATCCGCTGCCTATAAAAAGAATTATGCGGCGGCTACGGCTAAGAAGCCCGCGACTACGGCAGCTCCAAAGCCGGTTACGCCATGGTCCGCCGACGACTTCGGGCGGGCGACAACTCGGACCCCTACGCCGACGACAGCCAAGCCAGCGTCGAAATCAAATTTGAGCGAAGCCAAGCGCGCAGAGCTGTCCGCTAACTATAAGAAGAATTATGCGGCGGCAACTGCCAAGAAGCCAGCGGCATCACTAGCGGCAGCGGTAAAAGCCAAGCCAGTGTCTGCGGCAATGACGAAGACAGCGACTTCAGCAACGGCCAAGCCAGCGACTTCAGCAACGGCCACGCTAGCGTCGAAATCAAGGTTGAGTGACGCCAAACGCGCAGAGCTGTCCGCTACCTATAAGAAGAATTATGCGGCGGCTATGGCCCCGTTTAAGGATCGTATAGCGACCAAGAATGCAGCGAAAGCGGCGGCGACTGTCAAGAAAGCAACCGGCGGCTACGTCACGAAGCCAACATTCAAGTGGTAATATAACGCACACGAACTGGCCGCCTTGCTGGTGGGCAGTTTTTGCGCTATACCACCAACGCTAGAGGTGCTTGCTGACATCGGCTTGCTGCTGCGATAACAATGCGAGCACATCCTTATGGCGTTTTCTAACACAGTTTCACAGACGAATTTCAACACGCGGCGCGTTATCGACAACGCGATCCGCCGCTGTAAGCTGACGGCACAACAGATCACCGCCGAATACATCGACATAGCCAACGACCAGCTATATCTGTTCCTCTCCGACTTGGCCAACCAAGGCGCGCCGCTCTGGTGCATCGAGAAGCAGATTTACCCGCTGTACGACGGCGTGGGCGACATCACGATGACCGACGGCACCGTTGACATCCTGAACAGCAACTTCCGTTGGCTGCAACAGGTGACCGGCACTAACGTCGACACGTCAACGACGCGCACAGTTACCTTCACCACAGACATTTTCGTGGCCAACGTCGGCATCTACTGGACCGCCGCCGCTGTGCCCATCGCCCTTGAGCGCTCAGACGACGGCGCGATCTGGACCACAATCCAAACCGAGACGCCAACGGCCACCGCAGGGCAGTGGACGTGGTTCGATCTGGACAGCAGCGTGGCTGCGCGGTATTTCCGCGTCCGCGCAACGTCAGGAACGCTCAGTTTCAGCCAAATTTATCTGGCGAACACGCCGACCGAGATCCCGTTGGCGCGAATGAACCGCGACGACTACACGAATTTGCCAAATAAGGCGTTCCAGTCGGACCGCCCGCTGCAATACTGGTTCGACCGTCAGGTCAACAACCCAATTATGCACATGTGGCCGGTGCCAAACGAGGCCGCCACCGTCTGCCAGATCGTTGTGTGGCGTCAGCGCTACATTATGGACGTCGGCACGATGACGCAGGATATTGAAGTGCCTCAGCGTTGGCTTGAGGCCATCGTTTCGGGTCTGGCGGCCAAAATGGCGCTTGAATTGGTCGAGGTTGACGTCAATTTAATCCCGATTTTGGACCAAAAAGCCGCAATCGCGCTAAATATCGCGCAAATGGAAGAGCGCGACAACAGCCCGATGATGATCGCGCCCAACATCTCGCCGTACACGAGGTAGGACCATGCCTGTCGAGGGTTACATCAACACTATCGGCCGAAATCACCTCGGCATCGGCATCTGTGACCGCTGCAAGCGTAAGTTTCCGATTGATGACCTGTACAGCGACCACAACATACCGGGCCTGAAGGTGTGCATAGACGACGTGGACGAGTACGACCCGTGGCGCGAGCCTGCACGGCAGCCCGAGGACATCACACTGCGCTTTCCGCGCCCAGACGTGGCACTGGACGGCTGATGCCCCGCTATCTCAACACACGCGGCAATACGACGCTGGCCATCGGCATATGTGGGCGTTGCTCCATCAAGATGCCGCTCGGCGACTTGCTGCCCGACCCGAACTATCCGGGCCTGTTGGTCTGCGAGAAGGATCGCGACCAGTACGACCCGTATCGCCTTCCCGCTCGCCAGCCGGACAACATTCTGCTACCATTCACGCGGCCAGATGCGCCTATCGGGACCGACCCCGTTGGTGTCATAACGCAAGACGACAACTACTTCCTCATCACCGAGGACGGAGAGGATTACCTTGAACCATGAGTGATGTACCTAGCAACCTCATCCCGATCCGCATCACGGGCCTGCCGGAGTATCTGGGCACGAGCACACTCGGCTACGTGCCGTATGTGCTCGAGGGCAACACGTACAAGGTTCAGTTCGCGAACATCGCCGCCGTCGGCGCGGTGCCGTCGACGCGTCAAATCAACACAGGCAGCGGTCTGGGCGGCGGCGGAGACCTGTCTGCCAACCGCACGCTCTTCATCTTGCCAGCGGGCGTCGAAGACAGCATGCTGACCACCACAGGCGTTACGGCGGGCACCTACGGCTCTGCCGAAAACGTCCCTGTCTTCACTGTCAACGCGCAGGGCCGCATCACGGGCGTCACAGAGACGCCCATCGTTCTTTCGAATTACGTCCCCACCAGCCGCACAATCACGGCTGGCGACGGACTAACGGGCGGCGGAAACCTCTCCGCCAACCGCTCCTTTGCAGTAAACTTTTCATCTACAACGCCTGAGCCTCTCGGTCCCGGATCACCCGGTGTCTCGACTGTTGCCGCGCGTGAAGATCACGTCCACCCTGCGGTGGACTTGAGCGACACCACGGAAACTCAAGGCGTGCTCCCCTTGTCCCGTGGCGGCACCGGCAACAGCCTGTCTCCTGTTGTCGGTGCCATCGCATACTCCAGCAATGACAAGCTGTATCTGACGCCCACGTCCGGCGACGCGGGGCAGGTGCTGGTCTCGGCTGGTGGACTGGGTCCGCCAGAGTGGCAGACGATCTCAGGCGCGGGCACCGTGACCAGCGTCAACGCAAGCGGCGGTACGACAGGCCTTTCGTTCACCGGCGGCCCAATCACCACATCCGGCACACTCACACTCGGCGGCACTCTTGCCGTGGCCAATGGCGGCACTGGCGCGACAGACGCAGCCACCGCCCTGACGAACTTAGGCGCGTATCCCGCGAGCAACCCCGCTGGATACACGTCAAACGTAGGTACGGTGACGTCAGTCTCAGGCACCGGCACAGTCAGCGGCCTGAGCCTGAGCGGCACAGTGACGTCAACAGGTTCGCTGACACTCGGTGGGACGCTTGTCGTCACTGCCTCCAACTTCGCGTCACAGACGGCCAACACGGTCCTCGCGGCACCGAACGGATCGGCGGGCACCCCGACGTTCCGCGCCATCGTTGCGGCGGACATCCCGACGCTCAACCAGAATACGACCGGCACGGCCGGAAACGTCTCTGGCGTCGTCGCTGTAGCCAACGGCGGCACAGGCGCGAGTGTGGCGGGCACGGCGCGTACAAACCTCAGCGCGGCGGCCTCTGGTGCCAACACCGACATCACGTCGATTGCGCTCACGACAGGTACGATAAGCACATCGCCAGTTAGCGGTACCGACATCGTCAACAAGCTCTACGCCGACAGCATCGCGTCAGGCATTAACTTCCACCAGTCCGTGCGCTTGGCGACGGCTGCGGCTCTGCCCGCCAACACGTACAACAACGGCACCAGCGGCGTCGGCGCGACGCTTACGGCCAACGCCAACGGCGCACTGAGCGTTGACGGCGTGGCGGTGGCAGTGGGCAACCGCATCTTGGTCAAGAACGAGGCGGCGGGTGCCAACAACGGCGTCTACGTTGTTACGGATACTGGCAGCAGCGGCGGTCCCGGCCCCGGTCCGGGCGGCAGCAACCCCTACATCCTCACCCGCGCAACCGACTTCGACAGCGCAGGCACTGGCGTTGACCAGATCGACGCGGGCGACTTCTTCCTCGTTACGGCGGGATCGACACAGTCCAACACGTCGTGGGTGCAGCAGACGCCACTGCCGATTACTGTCGGCACGACGGCGATTGTCTTCTCGCAGTTCGCCGCGCCGGTCCTGTACTCGGCAGGCACCGGCCTGACGCTTACCGGCACGGTCTTCAGCATCACGAACACAGGCGTAAGTGCCTCAACCTACGGCAGCGCGTCGTCCGTACCTGTCATCGCGTTCAACGCGCAGGGGCAGGCCACAAGCGTCACTAGCACATCTATCGCCATTGCAGGCTCCCAGATCACGTCTGGCAGCGTTGCGGTGGCCAACGGCGGTACAGGTGCCACGGACGCAGCAACCGCGCTGACGAACCTCGGAGCGTACCCTGCGAGCAACCCTAGTGGTTATCTCTCGACTGTTAGCCTTACAACGAATGTGACCGGCACACTGCCTGTCGCCAACGGCGGTACAGGCGCGACTACGCTCACGGCCAACAACGTCCTGTTAGGTAACGGCACCAGCGCGGTTCAGGTTGTTGCTCCGGGCACTAACGGTAATGTACTGACCAGCAACGGCACGACGTGGGTATCTTCCGCTGCGGCTGGCGGCAGTGTTTCCTACCCGCAGAATATCCAGAGCGGCAACTACACGTTGGTGTTGGGTGACGCTGGGAAGCACATCTACTCTGCCAACACTGGCGCGCAGACGATTACAATCCCGACAAACGCGTCGGTTGCGTTTCCGCTTGGGACGTTAATCACGGTTGTGAATTTTGGAACGACCACTATTCTTCTAGGTGTGTCCGGTGTTTCTATATATCCAAACGGCAGCAAAAGCGCGAGTGCCGCACCAAAGATAAGCCCCGGAACATCCTTGCAGTTGCTAAAAACTGACACAGATGCGTGGAATATACTTCTGGGCGCGTTGTCAACGTCAACCACTGCTTCTTATCTGATTGTTGCTGGCGGCGCATCTGGCGGCTCAAACGACACTAACATGGGGACCGGTGGCGGTGGCGCTGGCGGATTGCTGACTGGCACTTCGACTTTGGTGTTTGGGACCACTTACACAATTACTGTCGGCGCAGGCGGCACTGTGCAGTCTGGCAACGGTAACGGTGTTAACGGAAACAACTCTTCGGCATTAAGTGTAACGGCAACCGGCGGCGGCGCGGGCAGCGGCGTGGGCAGCGGCAACGGTGTTGCTGGCGGTTCAGGCGGCGGCGGCTCAGGTACATTTACCGTTGGAACTACATCTGGTGGTGCGGGAACTAGCGGACAAGGTAATAACGGCGGCGGCGGCCAAAATAGCAGCGTAGACGCTGAGGCCCAAGTCGGTGGCGGTGGGGGCGGCGCTTCTGCTGTTGGTGTGTCACCTACGGGTACTTCCGGCGGCAATGGCGGCGCGGGTACTGCAAGCTCGATTACTGGCTCCTCGGTAACTTACGCTGGCGGTGGCGGCGGCGGTAAACGTACTTCTGGCACTGCAGGAACGGGCGGCGCTGGCGGCGGTGGTAACGGCGGCGCAGCGGGTAACGGCAGCGCAGGAACCGCAAACACCGGCGGTGGCGGCGGTGGCGCTGGTACTGGAGGCGGCGGCACAGTCCGCACAGGCGGCGCTGGCGGTTCGGGTGTTGTTATCCTTTCGATCCCAACAGCAGACTATAGCGGCACGACCACAGGCTCGCCAACGGTTACAACCAGCGGCTCTAACACCATTCTCACGTTCAACTCATCTGGGAGCTACACAGCATGAGCCACTTTTCAAAAGTAGAAGACGGCATCGTCACAGAGGTTCTGGTCATCGAACAGGACGTTATCGACACAGGATTGTTCGGTGATCCTGCGCTTTGGGTGCAGACATCGTACAACACGCATGGCGGACAGCACCCCGACGGCAAGCCTCTGCGTAAGAACTATGCTGGCATCGGCTTCACCTACGACGCAGAGCGCGATGCGTTTTATGCGCCACAACCGTTTGCCTCGTGGACATTAAACGAAGATACCTGCCTGTGGAACGCGCCTACGCCTTACCCGGATGATGGCAAGCCGTACGCTTGGGACGAAGCTACGTTGGCTTGGGTGGAAATGACAGAAGGAACCGAAGCATGATTGAGCAACTAATCTCACGCGTGTTCTACGCCCGCAACGTCGCGCACTTCGAGCACTGGCGCGCCAAGGGCGACGGCAGCTACGCCAAGCACAAGGCGCTGGGCCACTTCTACGACGACGTGATCGACGCGATTGACGCCCTCGTGGAGGCCTATCAGGGCGCGTTCGAGCTGATCGGCAACATCCCCGCCCCGAAGGTGTCTGAGCGTGACGTGCTGAAGCTGTTGGAGGCCGACGCCGACTGGATCGAAGAGCACCACGAGGATATATGCAAGGGCAACCGCGCCGTTGCCAATTTGATTGACGGCGTCACGGGCGTGTACCTATCCACCATCTACAAGCTGCGGAACCTGAAATAATGGACATCGACATCAACACCATAATCACCGTCATCGGCTTCATAGGCGGTTTGATCACAGTGTGGGTGAACCTCAACAGCCGACTGACGCTGCTTGAGGCGCGTCTCGGCTTTGGTGACGAGAAGTTCAACGCCATCGACAAGAAGTTCGACGAGGTGATGATGCACCTCCGCCGGATCGAGGACAAGCTGGATAACAAGGCGGATCGGTGATGAAGTGGTTTCTGTTACCCCTCGCGGCTTTGGCCCTCATGGGCTGCGAAGACCGCTATCGGTACGACTGCCAAGACCCTGAGAATTGGCAGGAGGAGATTTGCAAGAAGCCTAAGTGCATTGCTATGGGCTACTGCACCGAGTGGTTAATTGATACGGGTGAAGAGAAAGAGCATGAAGCCGAGAAGTGAATGGTCGCCAGAGGAAATGCTGCGGTTCATCGTCGGCATAGTTTTATCGCTGACGCTGACGTTTATCGTTGCAACCGTGCTGTACTCGCTGGTGTTTGTATCGCAGCCGATGGAGGGGCAGTCCCCGAATGACGCTGAGTTTTTTAAGCTGATTAACCCGATAGCGACGTTCATTGTCGGGGCATTGGCGGGACTTATGGCGGGGCAGGGCAACGGCTCAATGTCGCCGAAGCCTCCGGAGCCTCCGGAGAAGATTGAAGGAGAAGAAGATGAGCTTCCTAAATAGTTTTGAAAGCAAGCATGACGGCGTCAACGACACCGTTGAGTTTGTCATCCGCGTGGCTATCGTCACGCTGTCGGCAGTTATCCTTGTCGTTGTGCTGGCGCTTGCCGTTGGCCTGTTTGTGTCAAACGATGTCGTGGACAGCGCGGCTATACTTGAGACGGTAAACCCAGCCTTCCAGACAATCATCGGCGCGTTCGTCGGCCTACTTGGTGGATTGAGCTTAAATGCCAATGCGCGTGACAAGGGCGCTGAACCGGAGCCAGAAGCGCCGCTTGAACTTACCCCAGAAATGGAAGTAGCCGAACATAAGTCCGTGCCGTTTGCCCGAACTGTTGAGCCTGAAGCGCCAAAAACATACAACGATCCGCAGGGCACGGTCTTTATCGACGAGCCGGAAGACGACGATGACGACGACATGGAGCCTTGGGAAAAGTATCGCAACGACCTACGCTACGACGTCACCGGCGACGGTGTGGTCGACGAAAACGACTTCCCTGCTTGGCGGAGTGCTGGACAATGAGCCTTATAAATCTTCAAGGTAAATGTGGCTGTCACGCAGATGGTGCGTTTGGTCCGGGGACGTTGAAGGCCGCATGCGCGCACTTCAAGCTGAACAAGAACCGCGCCGCGCACTTCTTCGCCCAGACGGCGCATGAGAGCGGCAATTTCAAGGCGTTCAGCGAGAACCTAAACTACGGCGCGAAGGGTCTGCGCGGCATCTTCGGGAAGTACTTCCCGACCGACGCGTTGGCTCGTGCCTACGAGCGCCAGCCGCAGAAGATTGCCAACCGCGTCTATGCCAACCGCATGGGCAACGGTGACGAAGCGTCTGGCGACGGTTGGAAGTATAGGGGACGTGGTCCGCTCCAGCTCACTGGCAAGAACAACTACCGCGCATTCGGCCGGTACATCGGGCGCGAACAAGAGGTGTTGGACAACCCAGACCTTGTCGCTACCGAACTCGGCTTTGAAAGCGCCCTGTGGTTCTTCGACGCAAACAAGCTGTGGAGCATCTGTGACCAAGGCATCAACGACGCCGCGATCCTCGCACTGACGAAGCGGATCAACGGGGGCACACACGGCCTCGACGACCGCAAGGCAAAGACGAAGAAGTACGCAACATGGCTTTAATCAACCCTGTGATGCTTTACGCATTGGGCGGCGCGCTTATTATTGGCGCGGCATCCGGCTACAAGGTCCGTGACTGGCAGTGCGATGCCGCCTTCGCAAAGGCGCTGGAGAAGGCTGAGAAGCTACGTGTCAAAAAACAAGAGGTAGTAGACAATGTTTCGCAAACCTACGAAGTTGAACGAGATCAAGCCAATGTGGTGGCGACAGAACGAACAAACACCATTCGTGAGATATACAAAACGGCTCCTGCCGTTCCTGTTGATTGCGCTGGTTCTGATGCTCTGCGCAGGGTGCTCGAAGGCGGTGTCCGTGACGCCAATGCCGCTACCACCGGCAAACCTAGCGGCGAAGTGCCCGACGCTTCAGGACCCGCCAGCCGTACTGATTGACCCTGAGCGCGCGCTTTGGGAAGCTGACATCATTGCAAAGTATACGGACTGTAGTGTAAAGCACCGCTTGACGGTTAAAGCATGGGCAGACGCAGTAGCTGTAAAGTGATGGCTACGGGTTTTCTAGTGCGCAAAACGTAAAAAACTGATATAGGGGCGCGTTATGGCCACTACGATGACATTCACGACGTTGAAACAAGATGTGCAGCGCTATCTTGAGCGCGGCAACACGCTTGCGTCCGACCCCATTGTCTTTGAGCAAATCCCTCGCCTAATCAACCTCGCGGAGCGTCGCATCGCCCGCGAGCTTAAGATCGAGGGCTTCATCAACGTGGTGACCGGCACGCTCTCCAGCGGCCAGTCTGTATACCCCAAGCCCGACCGCTGGCGCGACACGGTGTCGATGAGCATCGGCACTGGTACAGGGAACAACACCCGT